GATCCAGTGGATCGTTGAAACACGACTTCAAGCAACCAAGGTCACGCGTTACTACCAACATACCGGTAGACAACACGTTCCTTGGAGCACGAGGTACGATTTCCAGATCCGCCCGGGTCAGTCAGCGCACTGTCGCTATACCATGACTCGTTCGTTGCCAACTTCACTGCCCTTGATGACCCTCCAACAGAAGAGCCCTTGGGGCTCAACTGGGAAGATGGCCAACATGGCGGCGGTTTGGTCGCAAATGACTCATGACATCATCACCCCCCACCTTCGTAGAGGGTAACAAAACCATGGCTGTCAATTTGACGTCCCCCGTCACCGGTTCGGCACAAACCGGCTTCACGTCTCCCACCTACACGCTCACGGCCGACACTGCTCCCGATATCAATGGGAAACAGTGGGCGGTCACGGCTCTTGGCGGGACCCAGACGAACGTTCTGACCCATTCGGCGACGAACCCGTTCACCACGAGCGTCTTTCGCCCGAAGGCCTACAAGGCCCTCGGCAAGCCGCATCCGGTGACCGGTCTCATCGCTTCCGTTCCGAACAACACCCACAAGGTGATCACTCGGAAAGGGGTCCTTCCCCAGAGCGGTCAGCCGTACCGGAACTTCGTGATCTCGACGATCATGGACGTCCCGGCCGGCTCCGATACCAACGACGCGCCCAACCTTCGGGCTGGGCTGTCGATGCATATCGGTGCTTTGAGCCAACAGTCTGCTGGAATCGGTGACACCGTCACCTCCGGCGTGCTGTAAGCTCTAGCTCTGGCCTTCGGAGTCCTCTCTAGAGGCTCCAAACTGGGGAAACGAAGAATGGATCAGTCAGTCCTTCTCTCTGCTCTTTATGAAGACCTATCGAGTCAGGGCCTTCCGTGTGAAGGCATCATCACTTCGGATCTTAGCTACCGTGAGGCGGCTGCGATCTCGATATCTTCCTCGCTTCTCAAGAAGTGGTCTCCGAAAGGGATCACTCGGACTGCTCGCAGTGCTGCTCTGGATCTCTTTACCAGAACAAACGAAGCGTGCGGTCTTAGAGAAGCTGGTCGTGTCGGTGATGACGAACTTCTTGAAGCTTTCTTAGGCTCAATGAGTTCGCTGCTCGACTGGCGCATGGGTGACAATACTGCCAGCTTGTTCCAAGTTATTTCCGAGAACCTGAGCCCAGGTCCTGGGTCAAGTCTCGGTCATAACAACTCCGGTGGGTTCCTTGAGAAATACTTTCAAGGCCCCATTTCGGTCACAAGTGAGCGGCTTCTTGCCATCTATCGCGCGATGATCTTTCAGACACCTTCGTGGGCTGCGGCTGAGCTGCAGCGTTTTCACGAGCATGGTGTGAAGATCGTGGACTTCAATCGCTTCTTTGTAGTTGCGAAGAATGCGGATATTGCGCGTGTATGCTGCACAGAACCTGGCGTAAACCAACTCCTTCAACAAGGAATTGGGGCCTTCATCGAGACTCGTTTAAAAGAATGGGGTATAAACCTCTCATTCCAAAGCGATCTTAATAAGGACCTTGCTAGGAAGGGCTCTTTGGATGATGATCTCTCGACCATCGACCTTAAGTCCGCTTCTGACAGCATCTCTCTATCCCTCGTCAATCGGTACGTTCCCAAGCCCTTGCGGGATTGGATCATACTGACACGTTCCCCCTACTGTCTGTTACCAGACGGTAAGAAGATAGAGCTGAGGATGGTCTCAAGCATGGGAAACGGTTTTACGTTCCCACTGCAGACGGCTATCTTCACGTGCATAGTTCGAGCTGCCTTTATCCTTAAAGGCGTTCCCTTTAGGGTAGGTAGAACAAAGAACTGGGGAGTCTTCGG